ATCGACTCGTAACAGTGGAACACAATTTCTCAGGAGGCATATATACTTGTGATATAAATGCACAACGAATCATTGGTGCAGAAAAAGTACCACCTAAGAGCACACCGTAATGGCCACAGTTAGAAGCACAAATAAAATATCATCTGACAATAGTAAATTTGCCGCAAAGATGGCACGTTCACCGTTGCTGGGCGTTTATCAAGCAGAAGTAGTTGACACCAAAGATACCAGTCGCACTGGTCGAATAAGAGTATTTTGTGCAAGTTTAGCCAAAGACAAAAGCAAAGCCGAAGCATACATTGATTGCCGCTGGAGCACACCGTTTGGAGGCATCACCGACATAGCAGGATTGGGTAACAGTCTAGAAGATCCATATGATGCACAAACCAGTTACGGCATGTGGATGGTGCCACCTGATTTGGGCAACATTGTGTTGATTGCATTTGGTGATGGCATATTTAAAAATGCGTATGTGATAGGTTGTGTGTTTGCTGATAGACTCACACACATGGTACCAGGCATGCCGTACGGGAAAAGTTACAGCGACCCTGGTTTGCGTATGCCAGTTAACGAAAAGAATTTACGGGACGGTAGACGCAGTCACAACGATGCTATTCGCACAGTTAATGTAGAACTTGGCAAATATATCACTCGCCAAGGTTTAATCACTGACAGTTTGCGTGGCGCTGGCACATCCGGCTCACGACGTGAATCGCCCTCAGAGGTGTTTGGTATTTTAACACCTGGGCCACGTAATCCAGACAATTATGATAAACGGTTAGGCGGCCATCAGTTTATCATGGACGACAATGTAAACAGCAGATTGATTAGATTGCGTACTGCACATGGCACACAGTTGTTGTTAGACGACACCACAGGTACTGTTTACTGTATTAATAAAAAGGGCTCAGCTTGGTTTGAAATGACCAACAGCGGTGACTTTAATTTTTATGCTGGTGGACACATCAGCATGAGAGCCAAAAAGAATTTCAACATTCGTGCAGACAAAAACATCAACATAGAAGCTGGTAACGATGTGCATGTAAAAGCCGCTGGTGACACTGTGGGCCCAGACTACAAAGGCATCAATCCACTTGGAGCACTCGGTCTACCTCCGTTGGGAACAGGCGGCAATATTAGATTTGAAGCGGCTGCTGATTTAACACAGAATGCCGCACTAAATGTGCAAACCACAGCAACAGGTGGTGACATTGATGTGAGCGCAGGCGGCAAAGTTGGCATCACAGCCAGTGGACCGGCGCCTGGCATAGGCGGCATACAACTGTTTTCACTTGGCCCTATTGCAGTTACCACACCAATGGGTACACAAATAGATTCGGCAATGGGTGTGAGTCTTATAGGTGCAAAAGTGATGGCGCTGGGAGGACAAATACTGTTAAACACACCTGGTGGCTATATGGGCGTTCCAGCAGTGCCAGCAGTACCCGCTCCACAGATAGGCGTAAACAAATTCAAAGATCAACCTTCCGCTGAGCCAGAATTCAATGAAGATGCTGGAGCTGATTTTGCACCATTTGCCCCTAGTGGAGGTACCAGAGAAGGCAAACAAGATGAATATGAAACCATTGTTACTAATTTAGTAACAGCAGAACCATATGTTGGTCACCATCAAAGTGATCCTCTTAAAGATTCAGAAAAAACACCTGCACCTTCAGAGGATGTGGCAGCCGCTCTTCCAGACGGTGCTATTACCTCTAATGCTGAAAAACCACTAGACAATCAAACACCTGAAGGTTCACAGGCAGGAACAGGATATGTAGATGCCGCAGGCAATGTTATATCAGATGTGTCAGACAAAGTAGGCGGTGTAACCGACAGCGTGAATGATTCTATCAACAGTGCAACCGGTGCAGTTAACGATGCTATCAACAGTGCAACCGGTGCAGTTAACGATGTTATTAACGATGCCACTGACGCAGTCAAGCAAGGAGCCGAAGATTTACTTGGTGGATTACCAACGTTCGAAGGTGTTGATGATGTGCTCAACAACTTTAAAACACTGCAAGGACTTAACTTGCTAAACATCAATAGCCTCGGTGGATTGATTGCAGGACTGCAAATGGTATTACCTCCTATTAGATTCCCAACATCAAATGCACTAGCACAAAAAGTCATAGGCATAGGCAAACAGTTACAAGAATTAGAAGCACAGTTAAAACAATTTGCACTTGATGCTACAGGACTTGATCTCGAATTAATGAAAGGCAAGATTGGCGAAATGCAAAACATAATCAGCGATGCTAAAAACCTTGCCGGCAATGCCACAGAGTTTGGAAGCATGCTAAAAGAGAAAGGTATCAGTATCATAGCTGATGGCCCTGGACAGATTTTCGAAGACTCGCTGGGCAACAAGTTGGTTGACTTCTCAAAAGGAATTGGACCAATTGGTACCACACTGGGTGCAGTAAGTCAAATGAATAAATCATTCAATGACGTTAAAGATGTCATCACTGCTCCGTTGAACGATAATCAAACAGCCTCAATGACCAGTTTTGTCAGCAGTATTGGCGCAGAGCCTTTTAGAAACAGCAAGTTAGTTGAATACATGAACACACCCAGCCTCACATACAAAGTGCCAAGAGAAATGCAAAAATGGGTGTTAGACAAACCTGGTGGCACAGTGGACCAAACTCTGGTTCAACGTAGACAATACGAAGCACAAATGTGGGCTACACCTGATGAGATGGATTTGATGCCCGAAGGTATTAACAGTTTTGAAGGCGGAGTAACATTCCAGCAATTAGCTGACGACCTTGAGCGTAGACGTGCTGAATTTTATGTCCGCAAAATTAGCGGCAGTTAAAAACCAATTCCAACAACACCTAAGTTGATTTATTGCTAGTAAGCTCAGAAATTTTCTTGTACGCTTCGTACTTTTGTCTTTCTAATTCAGCAATAGATGTTTTCAACAATGTTATGTCTGCGTCTTTGGTGCGAAGTTGGTCTCGATATTGGTCAATCATCGATAATAGTTTTGCATTCGCATTCATAATACTATTTACGCCCTAGCAGAAAAAAATGTAAAAAATTGGTAAAAAACGGGGCAAGATGATCTTGCCCCAAATAGTAGTTAGGAGTTCACCAATGAGCGCATTTCTGCAAACTCATTTGGCAACGTGTGAGAATCGTAACGAAAGTTACCCACGAAGTTCACAGTGTCAAACAAAACATATTTCTTGTTCACACCATCGTAGATGCCAAACGTGATATAGCGTTTTTGCTGAGATTGAATCTTGAAAAAACGCGATCGACCTTCGGCTTTGTTACGCTCCTCTGCTAGTTTCCAAATTTCTTCAAATTTGGTAGCAATTTTACGCATTGATAAGTTACCTTTTCTGTAACCATTGAAATGACAAGTTGCTTGCCGGTTTCACACTTTGTTAGTGCTTATGTGTATTTAAGCATGACACAGTATAAAGGTCAACCTTTTTGGCTGATTAAAACTGTATTTAATTTTTTTAGATAAATAACAGTATGGCAAAACTACTAGGATTTAGCACAGTTGGCAAAGTGAAGGCTCCCTACAGTTTGGTAGGTAACGACGTTGTGATACAAGATCTTCTCAACGAGTTTTATTGTCGCAAAGGCGAACGACTAATGAGACCTAACTTTGGTTGCACAATTTGGGACCTCATAATGGATCCAAATGTGAATGCTGATCAAGAAGTGCGTGAAGAAATATCTCGGATACTGAAAAAAGACCCCAGGGTGGAAGAACTTGAGGTTGCAGTTACTTCATTTGAGCACGGCATAAGAGCACAAGTTAAAATTAACATTCTGCCTTACAACGTAGAAGAATTCTTATATCTAGATTATGTTAGAGAAATTGAGGAAGGTACACTTTAATGGCTAAAAGACAGCAAAACTTATTCGCGGCAGAAGATTGGAAAATTGCATACAAAGCATACAGTCAAGTCGACTATCAAGCATACGATTTTGACACCATGCGTAAAGCGATGGTTGATTATGTGCGTACTAACTACCCTGAAAATTTCAATGATTACATTGACAGCTCAGAATTCATAGCAATTATTGAACTATTAGCGTACCTGTCTCAGTCACTGGCATTTAGAATGGATCTTAACAGCAGAGAAAACTTTTTAGAAACTGCCGAAAGAAAAGACAGTGTGTTTAAGTTAGCTCGTATGTTGGGCTACAACCCAAAAAGAAATTTACCAGCAAGCGGCTTGTTAAAATTGGTCAGCATCAAAACTTCAGAGCCTATTGCAGACAGTTTTGGCAACAACCTCAGTAACAGAACAATTTATTGGGAAGATGCAAACAATCCTGATTCGTATGAACAATTCATCACTATCTTGAATTCAGCAATGAGCTCAGTGAACAGATTTACATCGCCAATCAAAACTGGCACAGTGGGCGGCGTCAAAACAGAAATGTATCAGTTGAACACACCGTTTAACTCTCCCATCACATACAACACTGAACTGACTGTGAATGGTACCAAAAGAAACTTCAATATTATCAATCCAGATTTTGATGATAATCGAACTTTTTATGAGCGCGACCCAAATCCAAGAAATTTATTAAACATGATTTATCGCAATGATGGCAAAGGCAACAGCAGTGCAAACACTGGCTTCTTTGCAATGTTCAAGCAAGGCGATTTACAGTTTCAGGATTTTAATTACACTACTCCTATTGCAAATAGAATTCAAGATGTTAATGTACAAAACATTAACGAAACGGATGTGTACTTGCAAGAGATTAACACATCTGGTGTGGTGCTTTCACAGTGGCAACGCATTCCTAACACTGTGGGACAAACACTAAATTACAACAGTGAAACACTGGAAACAAGAAATTTATTCAGTGTCGAAAGTTTAGGCGACGGCGGTATTAGGTTGAGATATCCAGACGGTAACTTTGGTAATGTACCTTCGGGCATCTATAGACTGTGGTATAGAATCAGCGATCCAGTGAGATACACCATACAACCTGAAGATGCAAAAAATGTCAATATTGTTATACCGTACGTGAACAACAACGGACAGCAGTTTTCTCTTACAGCCACATACTCGTTGCAGTACAGCGTGGCAAACAGTTTTCCAGCAGAAAGTTTAGCGGCTATCAAAGAACGTGCACCACAAACATTCTACACA